GGTTCCGCACCGAATTGGGGTAATTAACCGTGTCCGAACTGGCCGCCGCATTTGTACCGGTGCGCGTTACCACCACCGTAGTAAACGTACTTTGCAGGAAGTACGAAATAGGCAGCGTAAACGAAAAGTTTGCCGCCGCGCTGTCTACCATTATAAAACTGAATGTATTGAGGCTACTTAAGTTTACCACAAACCGTTTTGTAACACCACCCGAAGCGTTTTTACGCACAATAGACGTATTGGATGATGTTGTACCTCCACCGCCGCCCAGCCACAACACACGCATAACAAAACTAAAAGGCTCTGTACCCACGTTGTAAAAATTACTGCCGGCAATATCAATAAAATCATTAATGCCGTCCAGGCGCACGCAGCGGTCCTTAATTTCGAGAGGGCTGCGTATGTATTGCCAACTCATATACTATGACTTTTTAAAATTGCCAGCCCCACACTTTCACCCGGATTTATCAGTACTTTAATGCGTACCGAATACCCCGCGGCAATTTGTTCGGTAGTGAGGGCATTAATATCGGTATTGATTAACGCGAGCGTTGTGCGCACCACACCCAGCGAAGCCGGGAATATTAATTGATATTCGGTTACAGAAACGATACCCCGGATTAACTTCAATTCATCAATCAAAACTTTTACCGTGTAGTTTATATACACATTAGGATTGATCTGCGTAAACTCCAGCGAAAAATTACGCAGCACGGTGGCCGCATTGTACAATTCGGTAAAATTTGCATTACACTTACCGAATGCAGGCCTTATATCTTCACCGTCAGGATCGCCATCAAACGCACCGTTATTTATTATTAGTTGTGCCATTATGTTACCGTTTTACTTGCTTTATATAATACTGTACTCGCTTTTACCCTTACAGTCGAAGCTTTAAAGTTTTCAGTGGGTGGCTGCGCCCGTTCATACCGTCGCGGCCTGAAGTTTATTATATGTACTTTGTTTGTATTTGCCATTACGATCGTGGGATTATGGTTTATAGCCTTTTTTACGCGCAAGTTTAACAACTCAAACTTTAATCTTCGTAAGGAAACGGTTTACACATAGTTTCATCTTCATTACTAACCATATCCAACATATACATGCGCTGGTAAGTGTCTTTATAAACAGGGTTGTCGTTCCAATCTGAATCGAACCGAGGTATTTCCGATTCTATAATATCAACCCAATCTTCTGTCAACCACCCGTCTTCATTAATGTGCTCAGCGAAAACGTCATACAACTCATCACCCCATAGCTTTTTAATATCTTTTGATGTCATTTTATATTATTTTATAGTTATTTTTAAATTCTTATATTAACAATTACGATCGTGGGATTATGGTTTCGGTTGCAGGGTAATTAATCACATACTTACCGGTGGTGCCACCGGGCTGCGCAAAGTATACTTTACACTCCCGGTTATTACTCACCACGGTAAATGCCTTATCGCCGTTGGTTACCGCTACGCCCGCCGCGGCGAGCGATGCCAGGGCCGCAGTATCGAACCCGGTGCCAAAAACATACTGCACCGTTACAAAAGCATTAATATCAAAGCCCGGGAACTCAAACCTAACATCGAGCGTGGTGCCCGTAGTAATGAACGCCGGCGTTACCGTACTCACCACGCTGCGGTTGTACGATCCCGAAAGGTTAAATACCCGCGCCGCATACACCACTTTTATAACCGGGCACAGCGCTTCAAAAGCCCATGTAAAATAATCGGTTATTTTTTTAAACGCCTCCAGGGTATCGGCATCCATAGCGTTCAGCGTTACCACATCTTTATCTTTAAGGCCCGTGGCATAACTATTGGTTACGGTTACGGTAGTTCCGGCGGCCGCAACATCGGCCCGGTCGGAATGCTGCAGTATGGTTAGGTTTATTAGATTCATTTTAAAATATTGTTAGTTATAGTGAACTATGCTTTTTTTGATTCCCGCATCCACATACAAATAAGCTCTCCATATGATGATTTAGGCAAACGCAGACGTTCAAAATCAATATCCAAATCAATTCCGTGCCGCCTTGACAATTCAATTTTACCTGATTCCAGATCTAACAAACACCTTTCTATATCCGCCTGATTTTTATAATCATAACTATTAAACACCATATTGTTAGGCGCTTTTTTCTGATTTTGAAAATCTATTATACTATACAATACAGTTTTTTGAAGATTAAAAGGCTTTGTCACTATCGCATAACGCTCGGTTCGCGCCTTTATCACCATAGGCCGATTTTCATTTACAAAATAAATCTTATCACCTACCTTTAAAGTCTTTTCTAATTCAGCTCTAAGATCAGTATAACTCATTTTATCTACACTTTTCACATTACTCATAACTCACATCGTTTAGTTCGGTTAAAATCGCTTCTTTCATGGTAACTTCGGTTTTGCCGCCAAAAAGGTTTAGTTTATAACGCACCGGCAAAAAGAACCGGTTTTGGTTAAGGTATCTAAACAGTACCCTTTGCAGCGGGAAAACCAGTTTTAGTGCCGTGGCATCCAGGCTAAATATTGTGGCAGGCCGGGTGCAGTGGTAGGCGTAGGCCATTGTTTTTGCATACGTTTTTAAGGTATAATCGGTAAAGCCGTAAATTTTCCATAGTTCGCGGTGCGAAATATCTTCAGGTACATTTATGGTATTCATCATTTTTATAACCTGGTCACTCTCTAAAAGCGCATGAATTTTGTAACCGGGCGGCAGTTTAGGAAAACCATCATACTGCACTAAAAAAGCCATGATAGACCGGTTAAAACGTGTCATGTAATACAGCGACTGAAAATATTCACGCGTGCCATCGGCATTCTCTAAAAGTGTGCGCTGCCGCCCGCCGTTTATAAACATCTGTACCGCCATTACCGGGCTTATTTCATACCCCGCCATGTTCAGCTGGAGCGTGGTGCCTGTACTAATTTCCTGCAGCGCCACGTATGCCTCCACCGCGCCCCGCAGTATGGTAGTGTACTGGTCTGTATTAGCCGCACCGTAACCAAAGCCTTTTTTTATAAACCCGTAAACCGAATTTGTTAACGGAAGATCAACAGGAAAAACAGTGGTGTAATTAATATCGCGCACCGCGTTAACGCTTTCGGTATCCTGAAAATCATCCAGCAGGGTTAATTTTAACACCCGCGGCTCTATAGAGAAATTCTCTATTGTAGGGCTTGTAAAATTACCCAGCGGCGGGTAAAACCTGAATGAAACGTTACCCACATCCTGAACGGTAAACTGTTTTTTAAACCTCCAGTAACCACCCACATTAGAGCCGGGAAGCGTAGAACTAACCGGGCCATAAGTATTAATGGTCTGAAATTTATCGCTGTTTAAAAAACCCGGGCGGTTGCTTATAATTTCCTGCCCGGCATGAAACAACGAAAACAGGCATAAAAAATTAAATTCACCCCCCTGAAACCGGTTTATAATATCGGCGATATTAGTAACCCGCGCCGTACCATACACTTCAAATTCCAGTTCGTACCGTAGGCCCGGCAATAAAAACGGGTGCTGTATACACTCAAGGTAATTGGCACGAATGGCAGATTCCGACATACTATACCCTCCAGGCGAAACCGGATCGGTAAGGCTTTTATAATGCAGGTACGGTATTTCCAGCAGGACACGCAGCGGCGGGTTACCCACCGTTTGCCAATTACTGCTAACCTCATTTACAAACGATGGTAAATAAAATTCTTCATCTACCACGCTGGCGCTGTAATAATCATCGTTTACCACAACATCATCGGTAAAAAAATTACTTTCGGCATCGCTGCTAAAATTCGTGGTTACACTTTTATATGGCGTTTCACCATTTATAAGCGGCGTAGTATTAAACAACGGGTTTACCACTTCATGGTCTAACGTTATACTTTCTTTATACACACCATCAGGATAATACACTTCGGCAATACCGCTCGACTCCTGGCGGCGCGTAAAGCCCTGCAATATCCATTTACCACGAAATGATAAAATTTGCAGGCCCTGCGATTGTAAAACGCTTTCAAGAATGGTATACAGATCATCATACTTTTTACCATCGGTAAACGTTTCAAGGCTTAAGTTAATATTACGCCATAAGAACGGCAGGCCATAACGGTAATTTTCGAAAGCTATTTTAACATACATTTCCTGCTGCAGGCCAGTTTCAGCCAATATATAACCCAACAGGCGCGGCAGGTTAAACTTTGTGTAGTAAAACCAAGGCGCAAATGTTTTACCCTTAAGCGATGCCAGCATATCTACAGCGGTAAAATTAATAAAAAGGGCACCGTTTTTATACGGTTCTTTATACAGGTCAGGCAATATAAACCCCTGCCATAATAATTGCGTTCCGCCGCTTGTATCGTGGTTTTTAAGCCTTACAAAATACCGTTTTTCATCGCCGGTAAGCAGGTGCAAAAAATACCCGTCTACCGCATCGGGCACCTGCATAGAAAAATCTAAACTACTCGCCATCATGGGTTGGTACAGGGCATCGCCGCCATCCCACGTAAGGTTTACGGTATCTTTTTTAGAAAAATGCTCTACCAGCGTGCGGGTGTTTTCGTATGTGTCTACAACTTCAACACTAAACAGGTCGATGTTAAAAGGCGCAAAACCCTGTGCCTGCACATCTATGTAATATAAATGGAAATAATCCAGTTCCTGGATAACATTGGTAAGGCTTAAATAATATTCACCGGTATAGTTTACAAATATTGAATTACCCACAACGGTAAAAGCAAAATTAGCACTGCCAACATCAAGGATATTACGGATATTAATCAGAGTTTGCGCCAGCGTGGCCCCGATTGAAACCGAACCTATACTATACGTTGTACTTGAAACATTCGCGCCATCTTCGCGCTGCAGGCGGTACCTGAAACGCATACCCACCACGGGTTGTTTAAAGAATTTTATTTCGAGTACATTCATTATCCTATGCGGTTTTTACGGCTGTCGGTCCTGTCCAAAAGAAGCCTTAATTTTGTACCATCAATCTCAAAAGAACCACCCACGGTTACGTTTACATTACTACCGCCGCCGTTATCCATACTCTTGTATATTTTTTCCTGTTGCTTAGTGTTTAACACCAGTTCGCGGCTGTTAAGCCTGGTAAGTATTTTATCGCCGTAATACGACGAACCGCCCACCACACCACCGGTCTCAAACTTTGGTATGGCCGCAAACGCCGCAATAACCCCGCTTACCGCCGTGGCAATAAACGCCGGCGTGGTAACAATGGCAGCGGGACCCGTGGCAGTACCGGCAGCGGTAGCCCCGGCAATAGACTGGCTTATAGACGATGCCAGCATCATAGAAACTAATTTAAGCACCGTGCCCGCCAGGCCTTTTGCAAAACCATCAAACCCGGTTGCCGCGCCGCCCAGACTGTCCACAAGCCTACCGCTCATGCTGTCAAAAGCATTTGCAACACCTTCACTAACAAGCCGAGCAGTCTCCAACAACTTTTCTTTTTTCCTACGATCTTCCTCTTCTTTTTGAGCAATTTCATCAAAAGCATTACTTATAATAGGCACCGCCTTAATAAGTGAAGTAGGATCTATATTAAACTGAATTGTAAAATCTAATTCTTTAACTTTATTAGCCAACCGCTCAAACATCGCAGTACCCTCTTCATAATGTTTTTGAACCTCTAAGTATGCATCGCGCTCTTTCTGCAGTTCTTTTATACGGTCGTTGTTAAGGCCGTAGCTAAATTGCACAGGGCTTTTGGTATTGCGTTCGTCTACTTCTTTAAGCACCGAAACAACCTCAATACGTTTACCCTCCAGCTTGTTTATTTTTTCACGAAGCGCCAGTATTTTTTCATCGAAGGCAGAAACCTCATTTCGGCTATCCGCAGTACCGGTTCGCAGTTTTTCTAAAACCGATATTTGTTCATTGTAGTAATCAATGGTTTTTGCACGGGCACCGTTATTTTTATCATCGCCACCCTGCACCGTGGCCAACTCTTCATTAACCCCAATAAACTCAATTAGTTTCGCCTGTAGTTTTGCAAGCTCGGTAGTTTCGGTGGTATAATTAGCGTTTACAGATCCCGCGGTTAGCAGTGCCATCCTGCGCACATCTACAAGCCCCAGCGTTACGTTTTTAAAGTTTTGAAGCAACGACGGCTTTATCGCACTATCATCGCCCAACTGTAAATCAAGTAATTTGCGTTGTACCTCCACAAGTTTTCCTTCGGCTGCCATAACCCGAGCTTTTTTAAGGAGCGAAAGGGTATATTTTTCGGTAGCCTCGGTAGCCTTGGCGGTATTTATATTTTCCAGCGTTAACCCGTTTTGATATTCCGGATTAACAGCATTAAGGTTTTCTATTGCCTGAAGGCGCGCTTCTTTGCTTTGCTTTTCGTTTTTGGCAATAGCAATATTTTTATTCAGTTCCGCGGTTTCTTTCGCAACACTTTCGGCGCCGGATTCCATTACACTGTCAAACTCAGCCGCGGCATCGGTAAGCGATGCAAAACGTGACTCTGCCACCACCGTTACCGCCAGCACCGCACCCAAAGCCACGGCCGCCGCTGTAAACGGGTTACTAACCATAGCGGTTTTTAATAAGGCTAATTCTGCCCTGAAAGAAGCCACACCTTTTATTGCGCCGCCTATACCAAATATTAACGGGCCAATACCCGCAGCCACCGCAGCCACACCCACAACGGTATTACGCGTACCGTCATCCATACCCTTAAGGCCGGCAACAAGATCGTTAATACCGTGCACCGCCGATGTAAATGCCGGTAAAATAACCTGCCCAAACTGTACACCCAGTTCTTTCAAACCTTCCTGCAGCACACGGGTTTGATTTGCCGCCCCGCCGCCGGTACGCATAAAATCGCCCTGGGCGTTCGTGGTTTGCTTCATTACATAAGCGTAGCGAAGCTGCACTTTTTCGGCCTGGGTAAAGTCTTTAAGGTTTTTTGTGGTGCCCTGGCTTAGCGCAAATTGTGCAAGGTTCGCCTCAGTCATTACAATACCCAGCATTTTTAAACTTTCGGTTTCGCCGGTAAAAATACCGTTGAGGGCGGTTTTAGCCTGGTCTAAACTTATATTTTTAAACGATGCCAGATCACCCGCCAACCCCACCAATGAAGTTGCCAGTTTTGCAGATTCCTTTTGCGGAATACCCATACTTGTACCCATATCACCAAACAGCGCAGCCATATCGAGCGCACTGCCTTTTGCAATACCAAAACTGGTTAGGGACGAATTCGCAAACGCTTCAACACTGCCCTGGGCATTGCCGAAAGCGACATCTACTTTATTAGAACTTTCGTTAAAATCAGACGCAAATTTACCCGAAGCCACCGCCGCCGCTAATAACGGCGCAGTTACATATGTAGACATATTGCGGCCCACATCCTGCATTGCAGTACCGTACTGGTTCATGGTACGGATGCTGTTTTGCAGCCCCGTACTTAACGAGCGGGTATCTACACGGAAAAGTATATTTATGGATGCTAAATTACCGGCCATGATTAGGGTGGTGGGTTAAAGGGTTTTGTCGCGCAGTAGTTGCGCCATAGTGAGTTTTTGCGGCGGGGTTTTAACCTTTGCCAGTTTGGCATCGGTTTTATCCCAAAAGTCCCGCATTTCAATAGCGGCCGCCGTTAATTGTTCGGGCGAAAGTTCGGGCAGGGCATCGGCCTGCGGTTTTTCCCACGGGAACGTAAGTAATTGTTCCGGCGTTAATTTTGCGCCCTTTGCCTGGTGCGGTGCCAGCGCAGCCCACATAAGGAGGCGCATGCGTTCGCTTTCGGTTTTATATACTTCATGCTGCCTTTTGCGCCATCCTTTGTAACTGTTAAAAAACTGGCGCGGGGTAAGGCTGTAAAAATAAGCAATAGTAAAACCCATTTCGCCGCAGGCCAAAGCCTCATAATCATCCCACGTTAAGGGTACGGTTATTTCGTCTCCAGCGGTACCGCCGGTTCGAACTTTCCCGTATCTGTAGATTGTATTGTTTCAACTTTCGGCTTATCTTCAGGCGGAATAACAACATCATTAAATGCCGAAATAATATCATTTCTATGCTTTAAACGCATTATAAAAGTACCGATATCATTTCGGTAAATTTTCGCAACCACATCCTGATCTTCGGACGCAGCCTGAACAAGATCGATATATTTTTCAAACTCATCACGCGAGCCATCCATCAATACCGTGGCCACTTCGCCCGGGCCTTTAAGCCCCCATTTTTCAGTAATACGCCACATAAAAGCATAGTCAAAAATTAAAGTAAGCGTGATATTTTTTATTGTAATTTTCATTTTAAAGGGGTTTTAAAAAATTCCCTGCTAAATTTCAGCAGGGAATATATAGTTTAGAAAAAAGTTTTTGTTAATCTTCAGGAACAACAGTAATAACAATATCACCGCTACCTTTAAACGAGAAACTACTCGTTGCGCCGCTGCCGTTACTTGCAGTAATATCGCCCTGGCTTATTTTAACCGTACCACTATAAACATCATTACCCACCACTTCATCGGTAAATTCCCATTCTAAAAAAGTCCCGGCTATAAGGGATCGCATAAGATCGCCAGTTGTAATATACCCAACGGTTCCATCAGGCAAAACCGCCATTAACCCGCTCGTACTTATTGTGTAGCTGTAACCATCTGAAATGATTTCATCACCCTGTGTATCCTTTGTAGATACATCTTCATCTTTTGCAGAAATACTCAAAGAACATTCCTGGGCATGATAAAATTTATCACCCGCAAACTTCAGGCGTAAATTTTTACCCTTAGTGAAATTAGTTGCCATACTATTATTTTGTTTTTATTGTTTTGTTACGCGGGCGTTCCGGTAATCTCGTAGTTTATAAAACTTATTATGCGCTGCGTTTCAGGGTCAAAATCGGTGTCACAAATCACGTATGTAAGCAGGGTATTGTCCAGCGCCTCTTTTACTACATTTTTAAGGCTTAACGCCTGCATGTACCCTTTTGGCCCAAACGCCAGCCCCACACTCACGCTAAAGCTTTGCGCCCCGTCTTTTGTGCCGCCGGGCATTTCATCTATGCGGTATATTGCATACGGTTCGGGCGTGCCCTCATCGGCCACCATTGGGAACAATTTACAGGCATCACCCGCACCCAGCACCGCGGTAAACCCTTCCGACCCCAAAAGGGCATCTATTACAATTTGAGATATCTCTAATTCCATAATTTACCGGCTTAATGCGTCGAAGCGTTTCTGAATGTATTTTGCCACCCCTTCGGCGGTTTCGGCGGTTACCTGCCCTTTGGTTTGTTCGTACGTGCGGGCCATGTATGCGTTTGCTTTTGTACGGCTGCGGGCACCGCTGTTATTGTGCGCCACCGCTTTTGCCGATGCCGAATGCTTTCGCTTAAAACCCGCCTTGTATATGTTGTGGCCCTTCTCTACAAAGTGGCCGTACCAACCCTCAAAATTACCTTTGGCACGCGGCCCCACATATACGGTAGGGTTTTCTTTAGCCTGGCCTTTTTTACCGGTAATGGTGCCAATACTTTTTTGCAATGCGCCGGGCTGTATTACCCGCCGCGCACGCTTACCGCTCACAACATGCGGTTTACCCGCCTTTGGGGCTTCGCGCTTTGCCACCCTTACCGTACCCTGCGCCACACGCGTGAGTATTTTGCGCATCTCGGTTATTTTCTGCCGGTCGTTTGCCAGTTCTTTAACTTTGGCAACCAGTTCGGCAAACCCGGTAATTTCGGTAAGGATTAAATTATCAGCCATTACTTTCGCAGGTTAGGATAAGGAAGGCGCGGGTAAGTTTGCCCACATGGGTTATCCGGAAAACAGTACCATCATCGGTTAGGGTGAGTTTTTCTTTGCTTTCAACACCCGCACGTTTACGGATGATGTAAACCGATTTGCCGGTAACCTCCACTTTAGTATCGGCACCCTCGGTACCGGTAGTACTTTTTACACTGGCGTAGGTATCGCAAATTAGCACCGGCGTTTCTATACGCTCCCGCACCTCGTTTAACGTATACCCCATTTTGTGTATTTGTACTTTAGTGTCCAGCTGGCCCGCAAACGGTAGTTTTTCCATAACTTAACTCCAGTTAATGCGGTAATTTCGGCACAGGTTATACACGGCATCGTTAGTACCGTTAACGGGGCGGTTTTCGCGGAAGGCATAACTTTCGCCCACCTTTAAGAGTACCGCGCCCACCATTTCGGGCGGCGGGCCAAAGCTAAAGGTTACCGTTACGGCCGCAGGATTATCTAACACCGGTACCGGAAGCGTTCCTGTAAAATTGACCAGCATTTTTGCGTTACCCAGATCTAAAACTGCAAAGTTTTCAGAAGGTAAATCGATGCTTTCAAGTTCGCCAATATCATTCAGGTGTAAATACGATATCGTTGTACCAAGTATTTTAGGCACGCCCACAAAATGGAACGGCTCAAAACCGTATGCGCTGTATTGCATAGTGCCAAATAACGGGCGGCCCGTGTACCCCTGTACAAAACCTTCGCCCAAGGCAATGTATGTGTTTAACAAAACATCATCTTCGGTATAATCAGCCTCAATGTTAAGGTGTTTTTTTGCCAGTTCTAACGATACCGCAATACCGCTGGTGGGCTGAATTGTAAAACTATCTGTTGGCATAGCGTTTTTTTTTGAAGTTATACCGGCATCGGCAGGCATTGCCAACCCAAACAACATGATGCCCAGCAGGGCAATTTTAAAAGGATTTTTCATAAAATAGATTTTTAGATTTAAGATGTTAGATAATAGATTTAAACTACTCAGAACAATCGTTTACAGACTGAATAAACAGATAGTATTCTGCTCGTGGTACAAATAAGTTCCCTGCATCAGTACCGTTATCAATACTTAATTGAAGCGAACCTGATGGCGTATACTTCGCGAAACTTTTATTCTCTTCACTCCCGGACGTTACCGCCCTTAATTGTACCGTTTTTGATGTTCCAAAATCGTGTACAGATTCACAAACAAACTTTGCTTTTACTTTTGGCATGATGATATTTTTTAGATTTTAAATGATACTTCGCGAACCTTCTTTTTTCATAGCATTAAAAAAAGCGTCTTATTTTTCCAGATCCGGCACCGGCGCACCGTTGTTGTTTTCGGCAGTAGTTGCCGCTTTATTCGTGGCGTTTTCCGCCTCGTTTACCTTAATGTTTTTTACATTGGTTTCTTTATCGGGCGCATTGGTTTTCACTTCTAAAGAGGTTTTAAGGTTTTGTATTTCGGTATCTTTTTCAGATATCGTTTTTTTAAGGTCGGCATTTTCCGCCTGCAGCGCTTTTACATCTACCGTTGTGGTAGCGGCGTTTTCGGCATCATCGGTATACCGCGCATACCCTGCCTCTACAATTTCGGCGGCCTGGGCTTCATCTACAAAAGCGGTATCGCCGGCATTATAACCCAACCCAAAAAGGCCCGTAGGCGAAAGAAGGAAGCGTATTTCTTTTTGCCCTTCTGTCTCTTTTTTCTTTGCCATGGCATTATTATTTTTAAAGATTAAACAATTAATTTTTCAAGGAATGCGCAGGGAAAAACTAACCAAACCCCACGCAAACCCCCTGAAAAATATTTTTTATAGTGTGTTGTTTATATCTTTTACCGCTGCAAAAGATTTTATTTGGCGCACCAACACATCAAAGAACCCGTTTACATGGATCATGTAATACCCGGAACCCGCAGTGGATTTATCTAACACAAGGTCTACAAAACCCCACTGGCCAATTATAAGCTGGCTCATATCGCCGTATATAGACGCACTAAGGTTTGTGCCTGTACCTTTGGTAATATTACCGGGAACAAGGTTACTCACGCTTACAGGGTAACCGTTAACGGTATTATCTGAAGTCATAAGGTAATTCAGGGCATTTGCAGCGTGGGTAGTAGTTTTTAATTTACCCTTAGTAACCGGGTTAATTAAATACCCCATTTTTGCAGCGGCAGCATTCTCTACAAATACACTGGTTTCCTGCGCTACAATGTGCGCCCAGGTATATGCCCCGCCGTTTGTACCAATCGCGATAACCGGAAGGTTTGGCGTGTTTAGCAAACCCAATGGCTGATCGTTAGTACCACTGCCGTTTATTGCAGCAAGGTCCAGCGCATTTGCCATAACATCGTTTATTTCACGGCGTGTGTACACCTCAATATCGATAGACGACTGGATGATGTTCTGGATTGAGATAGGAACGCCCGCATACAGCCTTTTTGGCTTCATACCCTTGTTAGAGTATTTATTTTTTGAAGTTGCGCCCAAATCTACTTCACCCTCCCACGATGCGGTAATACCACCCTCGTTTATAATAAACTTAACATCGCCCTGCAGGCCGGTTAAATATGTAGCCCCGGCAGATTCTAAAATGGGTTTTGGCCTTAAAAAATCAACCATGCCGCGGCTGTCCTCATTTACAAGGGCACCACCATATTCACCAGCATCCTGCGTAACGCTTTGGCCCGCAAAACGTTTTTGTATGCTGGTAGGCAGCGCGAACCCGGCAATTACTTTACCGGCAGCTTTAGCCTGGCGCACACCTTCTTCGTGCACTTCTTTTTCTATACCGGTAAGAGAGCGGCCCTCGGCCACATCCAGCAAACCTTTATGCAGCGAAAAACGCTTTGCCATTTTGTCCAGATCTTCATCTTCCGGTTTTTTTGTGCCTTCACCGGCACCGGCACCCGCCAGCGAACGAAGGTTATCTTCATACGATCTTGCATCTTTAATTTCTTCTTCAAGATCATCAATCTCTTTTTGGAGTGCCCTGAACTGAATATTTTCTTCAGCATTAGGTTTATCCCGTTTTTCCTCCACAACTTTTGCGCGGATCGCTTTCTGAGCCTCAATTTTTGCTCTCTTTTCCTTAAGTAAATCGGCTAACGTTTTCATTTTTAGTCTGCATTATTTTCGTTAATAAAAATTTGAGCATCGATAAGTGAGAGCTCAGTATGTTTATCGGTACGGGTACCGTTTTCGTTGTCTATATCTTTTTGCTTTGCCAGGAACACATCGTGGCTACGCTTTGCCACAGTGGTATCGGCATAGGCGGGGTAGGTTACCGGCGATACATCGTAAATTTTCTCAAACTTTACAATTTGCCTTAAATCCAGTTCGTCATTTTCATACTGGTGCCACAACGTTTCAGCCACCCGGAACGCAAAAGAAGATTCGGATATATCGCCGCGCTCTATGGCTTTTGCCAAATCCTGCGCATAAGTATAATCAGGCGTGGTGTAGCGGTACCAAAACCCCTTTGCATCGATACCCACCTCTAAGGTTTTAGCAGCGGTGCGGCCCAGTATTTTGTTTGGGTCGTGGTTAAAAAGGGCGCGTATATCATCACCCAGAACATCATCAAAAGCGCCGGGCAATATTTCTTCCCTAAAATAATTGTGTATCGTGGTAGGGCTGTTAAAAATCGCGGCATACCCCTGCACCACAAAATCTTCGGGCGCACCATCTGTAGCGGCGGCGCGTTTTTCCACCTTCATATCGGCCACAGCATGGCGGCGTTCGGCATCAGGAATATCTTTTATGTAATCGGTTTTCATTATTCCGCGTTTTGATTGTTGTCTATTTGGGTTTGCGTCTGGGTATTGACAGGGATGCGCAATTCGTTGCCGCCCTCCAGCGTATTTTTTTCTTCCATTTCGCGCACTTCGTTTGCCAGGTAAATACCGCTGTTAACCATTTTGCTGTAAAACTCACCTTTGCTTTTAAGGTCGGCACGCAGTATAACACTCATGTTGCCTTTACAGTAATGCGTTTCTTTTTCGGCGCGGGTAAACAGTTTTTTATCGATTTCCTGTTCAAAATTGGTTACGTGCGGCAGCATGGTATCGGTACTGTAATCCAGTGTTTGTTGCTCAATATTATTATTGGTAGACTGCGAAGCCGATTTAATTTTTGGCAGCGGGATGTTAAACCATCGGGCCACATCTTCAATAGAAAAACGGCTGCTTTCAATCAATTGCGCTTCCTGCGAGGTTACCGTAATAGGGTCGAATTTCATACCCTCATCCAGCACCACCACGCGGGTAGGGTCTTTTTCGGCAAAGGCGTTTTGTACCCCGGCTTTTATCTTCACTTTAGCTTCGGGCGTTGTGGGCTTATCGGTAGAGATCACACCCATGCGCATGCCCTTATTATCGAAACTGGTGTATGAAAACGCCTGCATTGCCAGGGCGGCACCCATTTGTACCGAAGCGTAATGAATGACCGACACGCCTATAATACCGTCAAAAGTCCAGCCTTTAAAATGCAGTACTTCGTTTGCCAGAAGGTTATCATCTTTAGTCATGTACACCAGTACGGTATCGCCATTAATATCTTTTATTTTACGGATATCATAAACATCATCCCAGGCAATGTATTTAAGCTTTTGGTTGCCGCCGCCATCGGTTTTAATTTGCCAAAGGCAATTGCCGCGCAGCAGGACACTGGTTTGCGATATTTTTTTGAAGATGAACGGGGTTAAAAACCCGTTTTCGCCATCGGGTTCGCTGCGCAAAAGGCGGTCTACAGGATGGGAAAAATCGCGCTCACGGCCTTCGGCAGTACGCTTAAACACATTAAACGGGATAACACCAAGGCTACTGCTAATTTGATCTACAGCGTTAGTAACCGCGCTAAGCTTAAGGGCTTGTTTATAGTTTACAAGTGGCATTTTTGCATTGCCGCTGCCAAAGCCTATACTTTCCCACAGCCCGGCCAGGCGCGATGCCTGCCCACCGGCGGCACTATCGCTGCGGTACTGTGGCAATGAAAAAGCATTGGTTAAAACTCCCATAATTACGTGTTAATTATGGTGCTAAAGTAGGGTAGGGGTTTAGGTTAGATGGTTATCATTGATACCTTTGTAAAAAAAAAAATCCGCACTGGGCGGATTTTAAGAAGTGGCATTGAAATGTAGATTTTTTAAGTACAGATGTTAGATTTTAGATTTTAATTCGTCCGATAAGAAATTATTGATTTTAATTACTATTTCGGGACCGGTAAACTCACTATCAGAAAGCCGCGAAGTAAATTCATACTTCATAGGCATAAACTCTAACAAATGACCAATTTCACGCGGTTTTAATATACCATGGCAAAAATCCAATAATTTAAGCATCACCGTATCGAACCGGTCAAAATTACCTATACCATTTAAATAACCGGAAACGTTTTCCATTAAAGACAACGCAACAACTTCAGGAAGCCCGGCAGATTTAAACGCCTCACAATACACATCTTGTTTTTCGGGATCTATCATAACGCTAATTTAAAATTTAAAATTCCTAATTCAAAATTATTCTTTTTCTTTTGCCACGGTAAAAATATCGGTAACCAAAACAAAAACCTCAAAGGCAATAAGGCAATACACCAGTATTTGCCGTACGGTGCGGCCCTGCACCCAGGGCCAGTCTAACAACAGGGTAGTAACAAAAGGCAGCAGGATTAATACCAGCACCCGGATTAACAGTTTTATCTCTTTATTTTCCATTATTTTTTAATTGTTTGTTGCGCCGGTTCTGGCTTACCTTAAAAGAACCATAATCAGAATATTTATAGTACCCTAACAAATCATAATGCAACTGGTTAACGTAATCAAAACACGCTTTATTAGTTGGATATTTATCTTTTTCAGGAAGCTTATTAAACCAGAATAACGAAAACCCCTCAGATGTAGATATCTTTTTAACCGTATCCAATTGCTCCTGCATTTTTTGTATTTGCAGCCTGTTTGCGAGTTCTAAATGATCCATAGTAAAAGGTGTGGTTTTATAAGGTTATTTGTACTAAATGTAACGCAACGAAAACGATTTAGTATTTAATATATGACTTTTATTTTCGCGGGTTTCTTATTTGGAATGATACCCATTAAACTTAACAGTTTTCGGGGTTAGGGCAGGGCCCGGGACAGGCAACCGGTACGTTACAGCATTTTAGTTTTGCGGGAACAGCAGGAACGATACCGCCGGTAATATAACTGGGCGCGGTTAATTTTTCCCTGTCTTCATAATCCTTAATAATCTTATCACTTGCCATAAGTTCACTTTGCTTTTCTACGTAATCGCTTTCAAAGGATATTACCACGGTAGGGATAGGATCATCTTCAATAGACTCACGATCAAAACTAAAAAACATTTCGGTATCCAGGTCTACTTCAAAACCGTAATACAACCCCTCCGGGCTTGGATCGCCCGAAGCCTCGTAAGCGCTGCGCTCACTATCCATAACAACCACCGGCGCATCCTGCGGCATTTTTTGCAACAGGGCAATTAATTCATTTACTTTCATAATTATTTATTTTTGTCGTACAATTTTTATATCAAAAATCAAAAATCTCAATCGTGTTTGTACACTAAATATTAAACTATTATCTTTGTGATACTCAGGTACTAAATACCATTCTAACAGATTAATAGTAAAGCCCCACTTTAATTTTTTAGTCACATAATTTATTTTCATAATCATTACATTGTTAAATTGTTACATTATTTTTTAATTGTTCAATCTCACTTTTCAGCGCTTCAATCTTAGTGTTTTTCATTTCTAAAAAGCGGTTAAGCCGGGCCACTTCGTTGCGTTTATCGTGGTAGTATTCCAGCACATGCATGAGCACGGCGGTACCGGTGGGCAGGTTTTCGGCATCGGCAATATCCTGCATAAGTTTGCGCTGCTGCGGGGTTAGGCCGCGGATGTAAACCATTTTGCCGATCATTCTTTTTAGATTGTTAGATTATTGGATTTTTGGATGGTTAGATAATAGATTTTAGACTATTCCGTACACGGATGGCCAGGGCACCCTGTTACAGGATTAAACCCCTCGCAGCCTTCGGAGCCGATTAAAAGTTCGCCATGCGCGGCACGGTGCTCTAAGGCGGCGCGAATTTCGGCACCATCGCCCTCAAAAAAATAGCCCAGTTTTTCGTTAGTTTGCTTTAACAAATACGCAATACGCGTAGTTAAATGCCGTGTTACCTTTGCCATGTTATTAAAATGTAGATTTTTTAACCTCGGTTATATCTTTGGAACGGATAAGGACGTTTGTGTTGTACAGATCACTGGTAATATTAGTCGCCGGGCCAAATGTTTGCACAAACACCCACGCCTGAAACTCGCAATACCCATTTTCATCTGCCCTGGCTTTTAATTCATCTACCCCAATCGATATCGGCATATTATCGTAACCATCGCTCCAAACCCGATACCCCTTTTCTGTAAGCTTTACCTTAATCGCATCATTCAGATTAAAGGCAACGTATTCCGGGGTGGGCGGCGCAGGCGGGGTAGGGTAGTAGTCACGCTGGTAGGCTTCAAAAGCACTATCTTCATCGGCACCATCGAAAGGACAGAAAATTATACACAGTATCACAAACACTATTAACCCCGCCGCTATTATATATTTTGCTTCCATAATTTTATACTTGTTATTGATTTGTAGATTTTTTACTCTTTTTCGGAAATTTGCGAGGCGGGGGCGGGAAACGCGGCACTTTACTTGGCTTGTTTACTAATAGCAGGAAATTGATGATACTAAAAAGTATTAGCGCCGCCCCTAAAAATTTCATTCCTAACTCCATAATTTTATACTTGTTATTGATTTGTAGATTTTTTAAACACCGGTTAACAGGAATACGGGATTTTTAAATATTTACCTTCTTTAAGTTTGACGAAAATATTACCGTAATAATCATCGCACTCGTGCCCCGTCCACTGCTGCACATAAACCCAATGCACATACATTTTATAATTTTCCTCCTGGAGTTTACCGGCAGGCTTTTCAACCAATTCTAAAAACCCAATATCTACATCTTCAAAAAAGCTTTCGATATCTTGTCTATACGCTTCTCCAAATTGATTACCTACCGCTTTTAAAACCCGGGAATTATTACGCCTTAGTTTTTCCCAATGTGCGTTTTCTTCGGCGGCACATTCTGCCATACACTCCGCTTCAAACTCTTCTTCAGTCATAATTTTATTAGTTTTTATTATTAACACACAAATTCCACATCCGGGTCATTGTACACACTTTCGTTTGTATCTTCGGGCGGGGTAAGACTGCCGCCCAGCCCCATGATGCCCGCGATTATAGGGTCAATACGTTTGCCGTGCGTGTGGCTTAACCCTTTATGCAGCCTTGTATTTTCGTTAGTGTCCTGTATGGCCACGCACGCGCCCAGGCACCACTCCACCAGCGGATTGCCTTCGTGCAACAGTTTGCCGGTGTATAACAGGCGTTCGTATTCTTTGGTAGGCTCGGTATAGTTCACTATATTTTGCGTAAACCACGAAACATTAATACCCATATCCATAAGGTTAATGGTAATATTAGTGGCTTTGGCGCGGTCTATCTCTACCCGGCTTATGTTGTACAGCGGCACCAATGCCTGCACCACCCTTTGCACCTCGTTATAATCTACCACATTACCGGGCGTACTTATAAGGTGGCCGCCATCGCGCCAGGCACGGTACGGCACGCGGTCTTCTTTACTGCGGTTATCTATAGTATCGGCAGGGCAAAAAACATAATGCACCATGTACCGGGTACCATCGGTATCGGGGTTACTCACCATAGTAAAAGCGGTTAAATCTATCGTGGTACTCATATCGAGGCCTGCAAACCCGCCCAGCTCTAAAAACTTTTGCCGAACCTCTTCTACTGTAAGTTTGTGGCGGTTTTTACGCCAAATTTCTTTCGGTATCCATACCGTGGGCGCATCTACCCACAGGTTTAAGTGTTTAGTTTTAAAGCCGGGTACTTTACTGGGCTGGTTTTTTGCGGCTACAAACTGTTTACGCAAATAATCCAGCAACGGCGGGTTGTACCCTATGTTTGGGTTGGCTTTTATCCATACGCTTTCATCTTCCCAATCATCACCCTCATCCAGGTCATGAATCATGATGAGTAACGAATCATCTTCTTTCTCATTTTCGGGATCCAGGATATCTTTGCACACATCTTCAAAGTTTTTGCATACGCCGGCGGTATTAAACCCCGCCGTAGTGATGATGTAAAACAACGGTTGTTCCCGGGCACCCATTGCCGATTCGATTACCTCCAGTACACCGTCGGTTTTATGGGCGTGATACTCATCTATTATACCCACCGAAGGGTTAAGCCCGTCTAATGTTTTACTATCGCCACCCAGGAAGCGGAAATAACACGGCACGGCGCTGTTATCGCGGCGGTATTTAAACCTTATTTCGCGCGTGGTGTTTGCAAACCCTATATGGCGCATGGGCAGGCTTTTGTACACGTACTGGCTGGCCTGTTCCCACAAAACCTTTGCCTGCGCCTCTTTTGTGGCCCCCACATACACTTCGGCACCCTCTTCGCGCAAAAACCCCTGGCAAAACAACCCAAAACCCGCCACCTGTGCCGATTTTCCGTTTTTACGGGCCACCTTTTCGTATATTTTGCCTATGCGGCGAAAGCCCGTTTCTTTGTTTTTCCACGCAAAAACGTTGTAAAACGTAAATTGTTGGTACGGACTAAGGTCCAGCGGAAGCCTTAATTTTGCCAAAGGCCCCTTTGTATGCTGCAAAAACTTAGGGAAAAACGCCAGCGCATACATACCGGCCTCATGATCCAGGTAAAAACCCTTACTATCGGCCTCATCTATCCACTTATAAAACCGCTCTACCGCCCGCTTTACCTGAATACCGCACACAATACCCCCGCTGCGCACACTTTGCGCATACTGGAACGGAACCGAAGAAAGCATTTGAGGGGTTAACTGCATTTAGATTTTTAGATAAGGGATTTTAGAGGTTAGATTTTATAATTCCCAATCCTGATTCAGAAGCTTTTTTTAAGGCGTTTTCACCATTTTTTCCTAAAGAAAATATAGTAGTGCCATTTGCAGGACTGTTGCCGGTGGTACCGTCAGGTTTTTCAAACTTTATTTTACCCCGAACAAACAATACGTATTCACACTTTTCAGCTAAATATTGCCACCAATACGCGCTGGTTCTATCTGGAGTAAGAATTAAACCATTACCGTTATTTACGAACTTCTCAGCCCAGGGAAGTAATGCATTTCTACCGCCGAAAGGCGGATTACACCATACAAATCCAACCCACTCAACAGATAAACTATTTTCGGTTATAATCTTTTTTGCAGGAACATTTGTTTTTATTTCAGGATGAGCCACATCTAAATCAAAAACACAGCCCAATGAATCAAAAATATACTTTGGCGTGTACCACTCATCCGATTTACCTACGCTTTCATGCACTCCCATAATTTGTAATTATTAATTTAATTAAACTGTCATTGCGGTAAGTTTTTGTAACGCTTCGGCATCGCCAAAGGTTTTAGCCACGTCTATCGCGGTTTTTTTGATATCAGGCCATTTTGAATGCCGGGTATCTACAAACCAAATACCATCCGGGCACATGTTTAAAATCTCAAAACGTTCCCGCATAAAAAATGCTTCGTTAAAAGGGATATCGCTTTCGGTTACATACGTCATTGCCATAATTAAAAGGTTTTACCAAACATTATTAAAACTTTCAGGTTTCTCGCATTTTTCAAACTCCACAACCCACACCCAGGGGTTTGCCGCCCAGCTTTCGGGGCCGGTTATTTTTTGCCAAAGGGTTTGATAAGAGTATTCAGGCTCTATAAATCTGAAATCTTTAGTTAAATAATCATAACAATTGTAACCATCATCATCTATCAAAACACCCTCCGCCACGGCATCGCCCTCGGTAATACTTTGCAGGCGCTCTACACGGATGCTTTTTATTTTAAGGAAAATGCGGCACGCGGCTTTAGGCATGAAAATGGAGGGGCGTTTATACCATCCCATTTTATTAGCCTCACGATTTAAAACAACTTCCGCAGGCGGGTTATCTTCATAGTGATATTTACCGTCCTTATCTTCGGGGGTGAAATCAACAAAACGCCATTCCACACCCTCTTTTACCCACCACCCATAAGCGTAAAAAGTTTCCCGAACCCAAAGGACAGCGCCGGGCGAACCGTAGGGGCATTTTATTTTTGCGGTTTTACCGGGCTGCACAAATACGGCATAAAAAGAATTTTCTTTTACATTTGGCGCCGGCGATCCTTCCACAGTCGCGGCACACTCCCACGCATCGGGGTTTTCGTTTATGTTTTTTAACCCATTAAGGCGGCGGGTTTGTGTTTTGGTACCGCTTTGCAGCGCCTGCACCATTGGGGTGGTAAATAGTATTTGGGTTGTTTTCATGTAAGAAGATTTTTAGGTAAGGGATTTTAGAGGTTAGATTTTATAATTCCCAATCCTGATTCAGAAGCTTTTTTTAAGGCGTTTTCACCATTTTTTCCTAAAGAAAATATAGTAGTGCCATTTGCAG